TATTGTGACTATTCGATTTTATTATTTTTCTCATATTCTCCTAAAACCTATAGAAACCCTCTCCACAATTGTCCATACCTGTTAAGCAACCACCATTAGGACAATTACTACCTATAAGGTTTGCAAATCTTATAAAATTATCTTTTCCCATAAATGCACACATTTGATATAAAAATTCTTCATCTTTCATATGTTCAAAAGGATTTTTCATTTTATTCCTTTTTCTATTAATTCAAATTACGTATTTTTAAGTTCTACACGCTCCCATGTAAGAAAGCTTCTATATGCTTCAAGTTCTAACCTCAAATTTCTCATAGCCTCTATACATACACTATAGTTAGTTTCTGCTATATCTCTATTTAATCTTAATTTAGCAATCTCTTCTTTTCCTTTAGCTAAATCATTTATTAGTGTCGCTGGCTGTTTCTCTAACTGTCTTAATCTTAAAATCTCTTTTCTAAGAGCAACTTTGTAATCATGCTCTGCTCTTGCTTTCTTAATTCCTAGTGTTTTTAACTCTGTATTACCTCTAGTTAGTGCTTGTTGGCATGTTTTTATTTTCTCCGTTATTTCTATTGGTGTCATATTATCCTCCTTATAATCAATGTGCTAAACTTCTTCTAAAACAAGCTCTACTCTTGGTTCTTCTCCATACCATTTTTCAATCCAGCAATCTACTATTTGTTTATCATCATCATAAGCAATAGTATTTAAACTATCTAAAATTATCTTAACTATGTTATCAGCATCAGGCTTTTTAGTAGGTCTTAGATTGCCTTTTATCATTTCTTCTCTTTTCTTTTTACTAGTACTTTTAGGTATTGAATAAAAAACTTTCATATCTGCTCTTACTGGACCTTCTAATCTTTTTCTATCTTTAGTTAATATATAGCATTCCTTTACCCAATTCTCATATTCTATTGTCTTTTTAGGTGTATATGCTATTCCTGTTTTAGTACTCATTCTTGGCCTAGCTTTACCTTTTGGTTCTCCTGGTATAATTATTTTCAAATCTGTCCTCTCCTTTATTTATAGGGCAAGCAGTAGATATTTAAATTACCGCCCGCCCATGTTTACTAAGATATTATATTAATGTTTTCTATTCCTTTTAATTCTTCTTCTAGATATGCTTTTATTCTTTGCATTGCTAGGTTTCTCCATGCTCCACCATCAGCCTCATACAATGCTGCTTGTGGGCCACTTCTCATTCTAAATATAAACTTTGATTCTGGCTGTTGTATCTCTGGGAAGGTTCTAAACGGTGCCAACACTACTGGGTTAGGTATTTTAACTTCATTAACACTTGCTACTCCTGTTTTAATAGTTGCAGCTTGACTTACGCCATCATCTCCAACCTCTTTTACTGCACTATCTTTTACACAACCTGTTACTTTAAGTAATAATGATCTATCCTTGTTTTCTATAAAACTACTTTGAAGCATTATATTAAATTGTTCTGTATCTATAAATCTATCAAAATAAATATTATCCGGTGTTAAAGCATCACATATCATATAAGTTTCTCTTTCTGCATCTTTTCTTAGCTCTGAATATAAGGCTACTTTATTTGGACTTATAACATGAACTAATAATTTTTCACTTGATTTTTTATCTATTTCTGATTCTAAATAATCAACTAATGCTGTAAGTGTTCTAGTTCTTAACTCCCCTGGAATAGGATCTTGTACTTGATTTAATCTTTTAGTTGAATATGTTTGTCCATTCACCTCAACCATTTCATTTTTTGCTAAACCTATTAAATACTCTAAACTTTCTCTACTAAACATAATTTTTATTCCTTCTAAAATTTAATTATTTTATAATTTGTAATCCCTCGGTATCTTGTTTTTCCTGTTCTCCTAAAACTTCTCCAGTTTCTTTGTCAACTTTTATATAGGTTTGTCCTGGTATTTGTTTTTTAAATTCTGTAGCTAACACCTCTCCATCTAGATCTTTATCAATAATGATTTTAGTGCTAACTGATTCCTTTGGAGCTAATTTAGTTTTTGCGACTATCTCCACCTCTGTAAGTTCTCTATCTTCTCCAGTTATAAACTTCATTTCTAAATTTAATTTTCTTTTAGTCTTCCACTCTGTGTTTGGATCTGCGATATTTTCTAACACCTCCTTTAGAGCTTGATTCATTCTCTCTGCTAGTGCTCCATTAGCAAAGGTTTCTAGGTTTATCATCTTATTCATAATGTTCCCCTTTCTGTGTTACTGTTTTAATATTGTAATACACTGTAAGTATAAAAATGCCTAAAAATGAACCTATACCTACAGTATTTAGTTATCTAAAATACTTTACCATGCTTATATGGTCTACTCCTATTCTTTTTCATTTTCTTTTTAATCTCTTTTTCAATATCAACTGTATCTCCTAACGAAGTATCAGACGTTCTTAAAATTATATCTGCAAGCTCTTCAGCATAATTTTCTTTATCATCTTTTCTTAATGCATTAACTGCTTCTGATACTTCACTCACTATAAGCATTAATCTTTGACACATAAATGCTCTTTTTACGGCTTTAATTTCCTCATCTTCAAATTCTTTTACACACATTTTAGTTATTATATTCTGTTCTTCTTCCCAAAACCCATGATCTATTGCATTTCTATGTGCATCATTTACCATTTCTTTAATTTTTAAATTCACATAATCTTCAATACTCACTATTTGCCTAACTCCTTTAAACAGATCTTACAAATATTTTTACCTTTGAAGTTTATAACCTCTTTAGCTTCTCCACAAAATATACACGCTGGTTCATATTTTTTAGAATTATTTCTTCTCCTTCTGTGTAAATTTCTAATGGCGTTTCATTGTCCTTAATGTTTAAAGCCTTTCTAAGTTCCTTTGGTAAAACTATTCTTCCTAATGAATCTATCTTTCTTACTATTCCTGTATTTTTCATAATTACATCTCTCCCTTATTTTTATTTAATTCATATAATATTATTTCTTTTCCTACTGCTCTTAAAGCCTTGTCTAAATCTTCAGTTATAAAATACTGCTTGGCTACTTCATCTGCCCACATATTAGCTCTTATCTTTAAATTTGATACTTCTTCCTGATACTTGTCCAATAACTCCAAGCTTTCTAGTAACAAATCCTTATAGTCCATACTCTTCTTTACACATTCCTTTAGAAGAAACTTTAAAATTGTATTCTCTTCTTTAATTGTTTCAATTTCTTCTATATCTTTGTTTTCTATTTTTCTAACTAATACAGTTATCATCTTTATCCCTCCATTGCTCTTAATTTTTCATATATACTAAATTCACTTTTACCAATAGTTTTAGATATTAAAGTAGGTGTATAGCCCTTATCGTAGAGTTCCTTTAATTTTACTTTTTGGTCTTTAGTCCAAAATACACCTCTTCTTTTAGGTACTGGCCTATATGGAATCTTTAAATCATATATTTTTCTTTTAACTGCAGATTGACTTCTTCCTAATCTTTCAGCTATGTCTGCATAAGTAAAGTTATAGGTTTTTAATAGGCTTATTAATTTTTCTATTTCTGAATCTGTCCAAGGTCTTTTATTTCTACTTTTGTTATTGGCCAATATATCTATTCTTCTTTTCTCTTTAGCCCATTGTGGTTCTTTTCCTAAAATATTTTCTTCTATTCTTGAAAAATCAATCAAATTTTTATTATCTTTAGCCCACTCCCAAAAATCATTTTGTGTAGCATATGCAATACTTTCATTTATCAAAACTTTATTTTTAATTGGGAACCCATATTGTTCAACCCAATTTCTCATTATGCTTTGATAATGAACTCCTATAGCTTTAGATAACTGATTAATGGTTATTCCATCTATACTCAACTTAGGATCACCTAAACCCATTTTGTAAGCTTTCATTCTTACTGCCCATTCACTCCTACTTAATTTCCTAGCTATAGCCTTAACACTTTTAGCACCCCACTTTTCTTCTAAATAGATCAACTCTTCTTTTGTATAATCTCTTCTTTTTTTAGTTATTAAATTATGTTTATTTAAGTGCGCATATAAAGTGCTTTCTCCGTATCCTGTTATATCTACTAATTCCTTTACAGTGTGTTTTTTTATCAATTCTTCTAGTTCTTTTTTATTAAGTGTAAACTTTTTTCCCACTTCTACACCTCCTTACTCCTGTGGCATCTGGAATACAAAGTCCCTTGTTTTTCTTTTTCCGCTGTATATTTCATCAAATTTACTACCTTCTATTATTCTCTTTTGTATTAAATCTAATACCTCTATTGCTCTTTCTTCTGTAGAATATTCTCCTAGAAAATAATGAGAACCGTATATATTTAATCCATCAACCTCTATGTGTTCACAATGTACTAAAACATCTTTTCCTTTACTTCTAATCCACATTTTTTTATCCCCCATTCTTTAACTTAATAATTCTTTTAATATTTGTGTTTTCTCTTTAGCCTTTTCTACTCTTATGCTCTTTCCATCATTGAATACTGGAGTACACATTTCTAAGAGCCTATCATAGGTTCTTTTATGATATTTTTCTTTAAGTTCTACTAAAGAAATATTTGTAGTAACTATAATTGGTAATCCATTTCTGTACCTGCTATCCAAGATGTTGTATATTTTAGTTTTGGCCCAATCTGTATCCTGCTCTGTTCCTAAATCATCTATAATCAATAAGTCTGCATTGCTCAAACTTTTTAATATAGTTTCTTCTCCTTCTTTGCCCCATGTGTTATATGTTTCTTTGATTCTATTTAGTAAACCATCTATATTTACACATATAACAGGAATCATTTTATCTATTAGTTCATTTGCTATACATGCTGTTGTATGAGTTTTACCATTGCCAGGATCACCATGAATTAATAGTCCTATTGATTCTTTTTTCATTTCAGAAAATTTTGATGCATACTTAAAGCCTATATTGTACATTTTTTTAGTGCCTTTACTAAAGTCCCAGTTATCAAATCTACTGCTCTTAAACTTTTCATCCATTAATGAATTTTTAATTTATGCTTTTAACTCTCAATTGTTTCTCTTTGTTTTCTTCTTCAATTTTTTTAGCCTCATGCTTTGCCTTTTTACATGAACACATTATGGGAACAATTCTTTCTGTACCTAGTAAATTAATTATTTTTTCTACTGGCTCACCACAATTATCACAAGTTTCTATTTTATATTCCGATACCTTCGGCTGTAAGTCTTTGCTGTTCATCAGTACTCGAGCTATTGTTTCCATCTTTTGAGTTTGCTCCTTTCTTTTTAATGTTTATATTATTCCAAATTTTTAATATTACTGGTTTACAATAGTTAAATGAACTTATCTTTTCACCTTTAAAACTTGGTTTATAATTTTTAAAAGCATCATCTATACCCTTTTTTATTACATCTACAGGAACTTTTTGTAATAGCTCTTCTACTGTTTCAAATTCTTTTGGTTTAAAATTAATTGATACTATACCAGCTTTAGAACAATAATAATCTATGATTTTTTCTATGTTATTTTCTATATAAAGAAGATTATTATCTTCTTCTATATCTATATCTTCTTCTTCTTCTGTTCCGTTACTTAACGTTTCATGTAACGTTACACTCTTTTTAATCTCGTTACTTCCACAAGTTTCCTCTTTAGCAGCTTCTAATAATTCTTTTTTCTTAGCTCTATGCTTTGCTACCCTTTTCTTTGTCTGTTCCCTTACTTTCTCCATACCTTCTATATTTTGATGCTTTGACCAGTTAGTAATCTTAATTAAATGATTTTCAGATAATTCTATCATTCCAAAATCATTCAATGTTTTTAAAGCTAACCTTACTGAATTTAATGGTCTATTAAAAATAGTTGAAAGCATTTCTTCTGTATATGGAACATTCTCATTTAAAAAAATGTATCCATTTGCATTTGTTTTACCTGCTTGAACTAAAAGCCTTATCCAAATATAATGAATTGTATCTCTTTCTGGCATGGCATCTATTAACTTTATTTTCTCATCATCAAACATATTAGTTGTTATCTTTATCCATTTAACCTCTGCCATTGTATCAACCCTTTCTTTTGTTAATTACTTATACATAAAGTAAGACATTGCCACAAAACTTCCAAATATTATTAATACTATTACTGCTAAAACTAAGTTAGCTAAGAATCTATATCTATACTCTTTACTTACTGCCTTCTTTGCTATTTTTAAAGCTTTTATGTCATCTACCCATATTGAGTCGTAATCATCGTCACTTGTTATTAAGCTTTTGCTATTATCTATCAAACTGTCTAATTGCCATAAAACCTCTCTTCTTTTCATTTCTTCCATCCCCCATGTATATTTTTCTACTTTTGTCCATATACTATATTGAGAAACCATTGATATGTGTGTTATACTAAGGGACAAGAGCTTTGCAGAGCTCTTATCCAATTTTTAATAAATCAATCTCTAATGGGTGCTTTGCAGAGCACCTATTTTTAAAATGGAACTACTAAGTCATAATTTTTTATCTCGTCTAAAAGTTTTTCTGTTTCCTTTTTTATATCATCTACTCTTCCTTCCTCCGCATATTTACGAATCCAGTTTAGTCTATAAATTAAAGCTTCTTTATTCTTCTTATCCATAATTAATTCTCCTGGTCTTGTAGAAAAGGTGCTACATCTTCACTATCTTTATTGACTTTTATTATGTCATCTTCGGTATCTATGTTATTAACCTCTACTGCATCTACATCAACATAATTAAAATTATTTAGTTTCTCTTCTTTTGCCTCTGCTTTGTAATCCAGATCCAATGCCTTAGCCATTTCTACACTTTTAGGCGCATACTTAAGAACATCTAACAACACTGTTTTTTTAGCCATGCTATCAAAATTTTTGAACCATACTGAATTCTTATTAACATTACCTTTGTAAGTGTAGTTCTTTGAAATTCTCTCGCATGATGTTCTACTCTTTCCTTAGACCATACTACAAAGTCAAATCCACCATTTTTAAGTTTATATACTGCATAATAATGAGTAACTTCATCGCTAGGAATATCTGCAGGTTTATGCACCAAAGTTTTGTGTAATCCATATTCATACTCGAATTCATCACCTTTTCTAACTTCATGAGCATATATAGCTTCATATTCTCCAGTATTAAATGCCATCTTTAAAATGCCCTTGTATCCTACTTGGAAATTAACTTCTGTTATGCCTTGTTTGTTATTTTTATAAGGTATTACATAAGCTTCTCCAAGTACTGTGTTAGGTTCTAAACCACATTGTGCACTTTGCATTAATGCACTTAAGAAGCTTGTAGTATCTGCTTCCCAAAATTGAGGATTTCCATTAAATAAACTTAATGCTATCCTTGAAAATCTTTCTGGTGTCATTGTTTTACCTACTGCTTTTTTAATCTCTGGCAACATTTTTTCTAATGCATTTTGCATTTTCTTTTGTGGTGTTAATTGAATATTTTGTGCTGCTTGTTTATTAGCAACTAGACCTCCATTTATATTAGCCATTATTATTCCTCCTTATTTGCATTTAGTAATTCTCATATTTACATACTCTGTTTGACCATTTAATACTGCTGCATAAGTAACTGGATACTTTTCTTTAAATGTTTTAGTATCTAATTTATCTCTTTTCACCTCATATCTGCTTACTTTATAAAGTCCATCTGAACCCTTTTTACTATCTCCTAGATCTAAATATATAAGTTGTTTCAATTGTTCTTTTTCTTTTTCTAAGTCTTTAATCTGTTCAACTACTTCTTTGTATTTAGTTAGTTTATTTTCGCTTATGTTAGCCTCTAAATCATTATCCAATGCTTGCTGATATAATATGTCTTTTGTTTCACATTGAAGGCCTACAGGTATCGGTGGTACTTTTTTAAGAATATTGTTATTCCAAAAGTTCTCTCCTATTTCAAACAAAGCTTTTATATCATCATCACATCTAGGAATCACTTTCCATTTAACCTCTTTCTCTAATAAATAAATTATTAAGAAGTACTTAAGGCCTGTAATCCCCATATACCATTGACATTGGCAATAATATTCGTCTGGAATTTCTTCTCCCTGCCACATCTTTTTTAAGAACTCACTTGCTGTTTTTATTTCAATACCTATTAATTCACCTGCAGGTATTTGTTTAATTTCAGCTGTATCTCTATTTTCCCAATATGTGTAGTCTGCTTCTAATTTAGCTAAACCATCTATATTTGCACTAAAGTATTCATATTCTTTATGGATCATCATGTAAGGATACTCATATGTTTTTAACCTAACTTCAGTTTCTTTTTCAAAATCTTCTTGAACCCATTCTCTTATTAAAGGTTCCATTCTATTACCGAATTTAGTATGAATGTTGCCTTTGAATTTTTCACTTAATCCTAACTTTTCATTAAATACAGTCAACGCACTTCCATACTTACTGAATCCTGCTATCTTTGCTATCTCACTACCGCCTATTGAATTACCTCTTTGGCTTAACCATTGTGTTCTGGCTTCATCATCTTTCCTACTATCAAATATAACTTTCACATTAGGAAATAAGTTTTTATCTTCTATAAAATCCACCATATGTTTTACCTCCTATCCTATTTTCTCTATCTCAAATTCATCTGCCATAGTACTAGTTACAAAGTATTGATACTCATCATTGGACATTTCTTCAAGTAGCTTTTTCTGTGCTTTTAGGATTTAGACTTTCAAATTTATCTAAACAAATTACTTTAAGTTCTCCTGCCTGTGCTTTTGCAATCCTCATAGCAAGTTCTAGTTTTTCACCATCACTTAATCCATCAATTAAAGTGTTATTTATTCTTATCAATCCTTCTGCATCTACTGAAATTCCTTCTATAGGCATCTTTGCAGTTTTTAAAAGTTCTCCTGGAAGTTCTCTAGCTTTATCTATCTTTGCAGTTAGATCATTACTATATCTTTCTTTAGTGGCTAACTTGTTATCCCTAATGTCTACCATCCTATCCCATTCCCTTAAATAACTTTGCATATCTGCTATTTCATCAGCTTGCTTCTGTAAAGGTTCAATATCTTTAACCTCATTATTCTTCAAGTATTCTGCAGCCTTACCAACCCTAATTTCTTCTTTTTCTATTTCAGCAGTTATTTTTTCATCTATTGCTTTTAATTCAGCCTTTTGTAAATCATCAATCCCTAAGAGTTCCTGTTCTTTCGAAGAAATTTTATTTTCATTTATAGAAATCAATTCTTTTTGCTCTTCTATCTGTAAAACATTATCTTTTTTAACAAGCTCTATTGATTCATTTAAACTATTTTCTAATTCCTTAACATTTGAGCTATATAAATTAACTAATTCTTTTTTTCTATTTTCAAATTCTTCTTCAAGCTTTTTTAGCTCATTATTATAATTTTCAGCTACTTTATTTTCTTGAGCTACATTTTCATTAGTTAGTTCTTTTATTTTTAATTCTAATTCACGATCTGAATTATTTATAAAATCCTTAGACTTATCTATCTTGGATTTAGAAAGTTCTATAATGTCTTTTATATCTTGGCTTTGGTCCTTAAATTTAAGTTGTATTCTGGATTTTTCACTTTCCCCATTAGACTTTATAGCGTTAACTTTATCCTCAAAATTTGCCTGTAATGCTTTAGCTTCTTCTATCCAATGATTAATCTTTTGAGCTTCTGCTACTTTGTTGTAATATTCTTGAACCTTTTTTTCTCTCCAAACTTCTCCATCATATTCTGCAGGAAGTTCATCCAAAATTACTTTTATCTGAGTTTTAAGCTCTCTAATATCTCTATTGACTTCCTCCCTACCCTTGTAGTATTTTAGTTCTATAGCTTTGAGTATTTGGAGAATGTGTTGGTCATAGTCTATATTGCTAGGAAGTTCGTCAAACCAATTAACAATATTTTCTTTATTCCAACCTATCTCCAACATACTTAAAATAGATTTTGTTTGTTCTTTAATGTTCATATTTACCCAATCAAGTGGCCTAAATATATCTCCATTTATAAGACTTCTTAGAAACTTTTCTGTACTTGGAACTGCTCCATCTTCTTTTCTGCACTTTAAGTAATCAGATTTTTCAGTTCTTATTCTTCTATCAACTTCTAATCCATTATCAAGTTCTATCAAAAGTGTGGCTTCATCTGTTCCATGTTTTACTACCTCTGTACGCCTATTTTTATTAGTAAATGTTTTTTCTATAGCTTCAATTATGCTACTCTTTCCACTTCCTTTAGGTCCTTTAATAAGATTTATCTTGCTACAATCTAAACCTAATTCTTCAAGTCCTAAAAAGTTTTTAATATTGAGCTTTTTAATTCTACTCATTTTTAAATTTCCTCCTTTATTTTTATACCTCTTCACCTCCTTGTAACTAAATCAACTAACTGTTATCGCAGTGACCATACATTTTATTTTGGTGTGGCTCTTATCTTCGCCTACTCCCGCTCTAATTAGTTCATTTAGTTACAAGGATTTTGGTACTAATTTCAATGTTCTAGCATATACATAAACTAGAGAAGTATATGCATTTTTGCTGTAGTAAAATTTTTTAAAAAGGCTTTTCAGCCTTGCTTATCTATAGTTATTCTTTTTCTAGACCTTCTATAATTTTTTCTATAATCTCTGGAGAATACATTTCTGACAAAATCTTGGCATAAGCAGCACAAGCTTTTCTTTCTATTTCTTCTATTGTTGTATCCTCTGGAATTTTAATAGTTACTTTTTTTATTTCTGCACCTCTTGCCATGAATTTTGTTACCTCTCTTCTAATTTTTTTATAATTTCTTCAATAACCTCTGGAGGATGTTTTTTAACTAAAGCTCGGGCTAATATTTTCATAGCTTCATCTTGTATTTCTTCCATTACTTTTGGATCTTCTGGATAGTTCACTATAATTTTTTTAATTTTAGCCATAGCTTTCCTCCTCTCTTTACTTTGCTATTATTCATCTTATGAATAGTTGTATCTATTTGTTAAAATTATTTTTATTTAGTGCTGTATTAGTAAATGTTCTACATCTTGTGCACTTAATTTCTAAACTTAGTTCTCCTTTTAATTTGTATTTAAATAATAATTTTTGGCATTTTGGACATCTAAACTCATTCATATTTTCTAACATTTCATTTTCCTCCTATTGGTTTAGTGCCCCTCATTTACCCCTTTATTTATAAATCTAAGTGATGTTTCCATACATCTGCTTTCTAAAGTTCTTACAGTGTCTTCTAATAGCTTTTTAGTAAATACTGCTGTAACATCTATTCCTTTAAATTCTTTTTCTACAAGATCTAATATCTTATCTATTGTTTCTTCTCTTTTCTCTTGTGTAACAGTTACCTTTATATCTTCCATACTGTTACCTCCTATTTAGTACAAGCTATCTCACTTTTAGTCTGCTTTTCCACAAACTTATTTATAAAATATATCTGACCTTTTCCAGTAATCTTAGGTGTTTTAGATATACTTATGTGCCCATCACTATGTGTAATAGATGTTTCTTTAACTTCAAATAATCCTAAATCCATGCTGTATTGAGTTGGCATATTATAATCTGTACCTTTTCTTTTAATTAAATAGCCATTTTCTCTCAACCAAGCAAATAATCTTTTAGCACCTATATCTACACCATTTTGTTTAATTAACTTTGCTAAATCTCCTACTAGAATTGATGTATGTGCGACTGATACTGCATCTGCAAATAATACTTTAGGCTTTTGCTTTTTAAGCTGTTGCTTTTGTTCTTCATTCTCTAGTTTTAAATTTTGTACATTTCTATTAGCAATTTCTAGCGCTCTTTTCATTATCATTTCAGGGCTATTCCATGCTTTCTCTACCACTATAAAATACTGTCTTGCTTGCTTTCCTTTTTCATTTCTTTGTATCATTGCAAGCTCTTTTGCCATGTCTAATTTTATGGCATGATCTGTATAAGTCGTTTCATTACCTTGAGCTGTTAGTCTTTTTTGACTAATAGTTGCAAAGTCCTGATTTTCAACAAAACCATATTCTTTCATTCTTTCGAACCACTTTGTATATTGAGTTCCTATTTCTAAAAACTCATGTAATTCTCTACCACTTATTATCACTTCTCCATTTTTATTTTGATTAAGTGCTATAAGTTGTTGATTTTTAAAAATCTGTAAGTTACTCACCCTACATCCTCCCTTTTACTAAAGTAATTTTTTAAGAACTACATAAACTATAGTTAAATAATCTTTTGTTCTTCTTGCATTACACTATCTTCAAAAAAATTTGTTCTGCTGGTTTTCCAAAAAATTAGCTATACGTATCATCAACGAACCACTAGGAGTATATATTTCTCTTTCTATATTAGAAATAGTAGGCCTTGCTACTTTGAGTTTTTGTGCTAATTCCCCTTGTGTTAAACCGAATTGAAGTCGTTAATTTTTTAGTTTGTTCTTCATGAAGTCCACCTCCTTACATTTATTATTGTAATACTAGTATTACATATTGTCAAGCAAGTTATACATATATTTTTAAAATTTCATTTTAATTTTGTAATGTTTGCATTACAATAGTATTGAGGAGGTGTTAAAATGAATGATTTACAGGCTTTTTTAATAAATAAAAGAAAAGAATTAAAATTAAGCTTAAGAAATGCTTCTAAATTAATAGGTATAAGTCATTCTTACTTAAGTACTTTAGAAAAAGGAATTGATCCTAGAAATAACGCTCCTATTAAGCCTACTCCTGAAACCTTACAGTTAATCAGTAATGCATATAATACACCTTATGAATATCTTATGAAAATGGCTGGATATCTGAATTATACTTCAGATAATGGTAAGTTAACAAAAAAAGATGAAAAAGAAATAGAAAAAATACTAGATGAAACAAAAGAAAAATTAGGAAATGCAGAAGGTCTAATGCTAAATGGTGAACTTGCCACACCAGAAGCCATACAAAGTATATTAGATGCTATGAAAGTTGGCATGGAAATAGCTAAACAAAGAAATAAAAAATATACTCCTAATAAATATAAGAAAAATGAATAACTCCTGAATAATAGGACTAATGGTCAAATCATGGGAGGTATATGCATTGAATAAAATTATAAAAAATCAGGTTAATAAACTTATAAAAAAATATAATACACATAATGCTTTTGAAATAGCTGATGAATTGGGAATTATAGTTATAAAAGAGCCATTAGATGATAATATTAATGGCTTTTACCAATACTTTAAAAGAAATAGGATAATTTATATCAATAGTAAATTAGATGAGCATAATCAACTTATTGTTGCATCACATGAATTAGGACATGCTATTTTACATAGCAAACTTAATATAGTTTTTTTAGAAGAAAACACTTTCTGTGTTAAAAATAGATATGAAAAAGAAGCTAATATGTTTGCTATTGAACTCTTACTCCAAGATAAAATCTTAAATCAATATATTGGATATACATTAGAACAAATTGCTGTTATTGAAAATATTCCATTAGAACTTCTCAAACTTAAATTTAAAGTTTGATTATTTTTTAATCATCTCAGAAATATTTTCTATTTATGTATAATGTTGAAATAAGTCTAATTATGTAACATTCGACCATTAAGAGAGCCTTTGAGCACCTGTCCATTAAAATAAATTTACTTATTTATCGAAATTAGATTTAATATGTAATTTATGGTATTATATACTATATACTATTTACAAGGAGGTTTATATATGAAAAAACCATTTTATACTGAGGAAGGACTTTTATTAATGCTTGCAATCCTTTCTGTATTTTTTCAGCCATTATCAATACTATGCGTTATTATAATTATAATGAAAATTCATTATAATAAAAAAATGGAAAAACAATTAGAAGAAACTACTAATAACAAAATTAAAGATGCGCAAAATAAATTAAATGAATTAGATAATAAAATTCTAGACAAGCAAGCTGAAGACAATTCATTAAATTTAAAACTTGAAACAATTCAGTCTAAGCTTAAAGACACAAATATGATTATTAATAAAAAAGAGGATAAAATCAAACAATATGAAGAACAATTTAATATTATGAAAAATTTCAAATCATATAAAGATTTAGAAAAAGAATTAACTACTTATGAAGTAGGTGTATTTAAAAAACAATATGACTTTGAAATATCAGAAGAATACAGTGTAAAACTTAAAGAGATTCAAAAAAAGCAAGCTGATTACATTAAAAATGGAAATGCAATAATAATAAATTTAAGTGAGTTTATTGAAACATTAGAATTAAACAAATCAACTCGAAATAAATTTGTTAACTCTATTAGTAAACTTGTATTAAGAGCATTTAATAATGAATGTGATGCAGCTCTTTCAAAAATAAATAGTAACAATATAACTAATATAAGAAACCGTATAGAATCTTCTTTTAACCAAATAAACAAACTTTCATCATTATTTGCAGTATCTATACATAGCGATTACTTAAAACTTAAAATAGAAGAGCTTCAGCTAGCATTTGAATATGAAGTTAAAAAACAAGAAGAAAAAGAAGAACAAAAAGCACTTAAAGAACATATGCGTGAAGAAGCTAAAGTTCTAAAAGAAATTGAAATAGCTAAGAAAAAAATTGAAAAAGAAGAAACTCATTTTACCAACGCTCTTGCTGATGTTAAAAATAAACTTAAAAATGCTAATGATACTGAAAAAGAAAATTTACTAAAAAAACTTGAAGAATTAGAAAAATAAAATAAAAGAAATAGAAGAAAATAAAAAGGATATACTTAATAGGGAACAAAATACTCGTGCTGGATACGTATATATAATTTCTAATATAGGTTCTTTTGGTGAAAATGTTTATAAAATAGGTATGACTAGAAGACTTAACCCAATAGAAAGAATTTCAGAATTAAGTAGTGCATCAGTACCATTTTCATTTGACGTCCACGCTATGATATTTAGTGAAGATGCTCCTACGCTAGAAAATTCATTACATAAAATTTTTGAAAAATATAGTGTAAATAAAATCAATCTTAGAAAAGAATTTTTCAGACTTCCACTAGATAAAATTGAACATGAAGTTAAGAAAAATCATAATGCAGTAGTTAAATTTACCAAGTTAGCAAAAGCAGAAGAATATAGGCAAACTTTAAAATTAGAACAATCTGAAGAAGTAGAATCTGCATAAAAGCTCATATTTTTATGGGCTTTTTATTTTATACCTTATTTTGCATATTTACCTTTTAAGTTAATAAATATAAAATTGTATATGAGGTGATTACTTATGAAAACAATAGCTATATACGCTCGTAAATCTCTTTTTACAGGTAAAGGCGATTCTATAGGAGCACAAGTAGATACTTGCAAAAGATTTATAGATTATAAATTTGCTAATGAAGATTATGAGATTAGAACATTTAAAGACGAAGGTTGGAGTGGTAAAACTACAGATAGACCTGACTTTACTAATATGGTAAATCTAATTAAAAGTAAAAAAATAGATTATGTAATAACTTATAAACTAGATCGTATAGGGAGAACTGCAAGAGATCTACATAACTTTCTATATGAATTAGATAATTTGGGTATTGTATATCTTAGTGCTACTGAACCATACGATACTACAACATCTGCTGGTAGATTTATGATTTCTATATTGGCAGCTATGGCACAAATGGAAAGAGAAAGACTTGCCGAAAGAGTTAAATCTGGGATGATACAAATAGCTAAAAAAGGCAGATGGCTTGGTGGTCAATGTCCTTTAGGATTTGATTCTAAAAGAGAAATTTATATTGATGATATGGGTAAAGAACGTCAAATGATGAAACTAACCCCAAATAAAGAGGAAATAAAAATTGTTAAACTTATATACGATAAATATTTAGAAATGGGTAGTATGAGCCAAGTAAGAAAATATTGTTTAGAAAACAGTTTAAGAGGTAAAAATGGTGGTGATTTCTCTACAAATACACTTAAACAATTGCTTACTTCTCCTATCTATGTAAAAAGTTCCGATAATATATTTAAGTATTTAGAATCACAAAATATAAATGTCTTTGGGATTCCCAACGGTAATGGAATGTTAACCTTTAATAAAACTAAAGAAATAAGAATAGAAAGAGATAAATCAGAATGGATCGCTGCAGTTGGAAAGCATAAAGGCATTATTGATGATAATAAATGGTTACAAATCCAACAACAATTACAACAACAATCTGAAAAACAAATTAAAAGTTCTGGAAGACAAGGTACTACATCTACAGGTTTACTTTCTGGAATTATAAAATGCGCAAAATGCGGTAGCAATCTTCTTATAAAAACTGGGCACAAAAGCAAAAAAATCCTGGAACTACCTATAGTTATTATGTATGTGGTAAAAAAGATAATTCTTATGGCCATAAATGTGACAATAAAAATGTCAGAACAGATGAAGCAGACTCTGCTGTTATAACTCAACTTAAATTGTATAATAAAGAATTACTTATAAAAAATCTTAAAGAAACTTTAATTAAAAATGAAAAAGCTGATACAGATAATATTGAAATATTAGAGAGTAAGCTAAAAGAAAAAGAGAAAGCTGTTTCCAACCTTGTGAAAAAGCTTTCCCTTGTTGATGATGAAAATGTCTCCAATATAATTTTAAGTGAAGTAACTAACATTAACAAGGAAATTAATGATATTAAGTTACAACTTTCTAATGAAACTTTAAAAATTAATGAAGTGACTAAAGCTACCTTAGACACAGAAATATATATAAAAATATTAGAAAACTTCAATAAAAAATAGATGATATTACAGATCCTATAGAAAAAGAAATCTTTTAAAAAGTGCTTTAGAAAGTGTTGAGTGGAATGGCGATTCTGGAGAGTTTAAAATTAACTTAATAGGTTCTAAAAAAAATAGAACCCCTCTTTCCAAAAGAATCCAAATTATCGTACTTTAACATAGGAAACATGCCCTTGTCATTTAGCTGAAACGGGAGATTGTATATTATGTTCTCAGTTATCTGGCAAAAAATTTTGTGATTGTATAAATTGGAAGGGTGTTTGTATATATCAAGAATTTATTTGGAATGGGAAAAAAGCTAAAGAGGAAAGAGAAACTTACTTAGGTAAGATTATAAAAAAAGATAACATAGAAGATAAAACCATAGTGCTAACCATATCATTGAGCCATAAATTGTGTCAACAGTTGGTTTATCCAGGCAGTTTTGTATTTTTAAGAAACAAAAATGATTCTGGTTTTTATGATGCTCCTATTTCTATTATGGATGTAGATACAGAAGAAAACTTTATTAAGGTCGCTATTGAAATTAGAGGTGTAAAGACTAAGACCATAGCTAGTTTAAATAAAAATGATGATATTTTGGTAAGGGGTCCTTTCTGGAATGGGGTATTAGGTCTCAAAAATGTTTATATGACAAAAAATGGAGCTAGTCTTTTAATATCGAGAGGCATAGGTCAAGCGCCTTTAGTTCCTGTTATGAAAAAATTATACTCTAACGGAAATAAAATAATAGCTATAATAGATAATTCTGGTTATGAAAATATATTGATAAAAGATTACTTAGAATTATACAATGCAGAGGTTATAGAATTAAATACTTTGAAGGCCGGTGAGCTTACAGAAGAATTAAAAGACAAATTAAAAGAAATCCTAGATAAAGAAGATATTAATATAATTCATTGTTCTGCTCAAGATATTATAATATATAAACTTATAGAATTTTTAGATGGGAAAGTACCAATATCTAGCTCTAATAATGCAAAAATGTGTTGTGGTGAAGGAGTTTGTGGTACTTGTACTGTAAGATATAAAGGCCATATAGTTAAAAGACTATGTAAAGTTCAAACGGAGCCTAAATATGTATTTAGAGAAAGAAGACTTATTTAAACTTTAGAAAAACCCCAGGCATTTCTACCTGGGGTCCTTTGAATAACTTAAGCATTAAAAAATCTAATACTTTTCTTCTTTAGTATGCTAATACTTAATGATTCTGTCTTAAAAATTTGTTGTACTCATTAAGCAAATCATCTAACTTTTGACTTAATAGTACAAGTTCCTCATCAATGAGCTGAGATTTTTCACTTATTAGCTGGTTCATTAAAGTTCTAGCTTCTTCTATTTTCTCTAATAATAACTGCTCTTTTGACATAGTATCCCTCCTTTCAATTTCAACTATATAAAATTGAAAGGATGCTATGTAATAATTTCTCTATCTTAAAGGGTGCTTGTACTACAATTCGTCAAAGAATAAAAAGTAACTATATCATTCATTTTTCCCATCTATAGTGTCACACAAATAACTAATCATTTCTATCACTTTTAAAATTACAAGGAACATCTCTTAAAACTCTTAGTAGGTTCGCAACAAAATAAGCAAAAATAAAAAGCTGTTGACAAAATATATTTATCAACAGCCTAAGATAGCTTCTTAAATTAAGTTTTCTATTTTCTAATTTTCTATTTTATTTTCCTTAGAATCTAACAATTGCTTTTTTTCATTAGTTATTGAATCTGCTGGTTCAAGTAATTTTGATTGCTTTATTTGAGTGTTTATTTCTCCAACGATAGCCTCTCTAAAATGATCTAAATCTTCTTGTTTCAAGCTTCGTATTTTTTCCATAAGCATTCTATTGAATTTCTCTGCTTTTTGTTCACCACTTTTTGGTATAAGCCTATATTCCTGTTCTACTGCATAAAATATACTTTTAGCATTATTGTAGTGCATGTTGTATTGTTCATTACCCATTTGATTTATTAAAGCTTGTCTCTTTTTCTTAAAATATTGTACTACTACTGTACTTAAATATATAATAACTACTCCTAGAATATTTACAACCGCATCTGTAATTATTTGCATTATTTGATTATTTATAATTTTATTTGACTATAAATAGAAGCACATACTATTATTACTTAGTATGTGCTTCTTAATTACTTTATTTAGATTGGAACTTTTTTGCTACTGAATAAAGATTACCACTTAGAGCATTTGCTAATTCTTCATCAGGTTCTATAAGCCATCCCTTATCTCCTTTAACTAATTTTACATTAATATTTGTTTTTATTTTTGGAGCATTAGGATCATTTATAGAATTCAGCATATGTTGAATAATTACAGCCTGTTGTTTCTTTTCATCAATTTTTCCTTTAGAAAAAGCTTCATCTATTAAATTTGGTAAAACTTTGTCAATTGTTTCTATTGTTATTTTTCCTAAATCTATTGATGTCACTGAAACCTTTGCTGTAGCAGTATTACCATTCTTTTCTACATCTCCTAAAGAATAATCAAATTTAGATAAAACAGCTTTTACAATTTTCTCCTGCTCTTTGCTATCAAATTCATCAACTTTTAATTCTTTATAAAAAGAATTAACGTTTATAAATGTAGATGCCTTTTTAATATCTTGTTGCTTAAGAGCTCCAAAAAACCCTTAACAGTTTCATCTGGCTTTGGACTACATCCTGTTAAAGAGATAGATAAAATTGCTATGAATATAATTGGCATTAATTTTTTAAAAATAGACTTCATTATATAATTCCCCCAAAATATTAATACGTATAAATTATACAATTAATATGACAATAAGTAAACTTTTTATTAATTTTTAGATATTATATGACTTATTTTCCTAGCCATCTCTATTTTTTTCAATTTCATAATAAAAATTTTGATTTAAATTATTAATAAAATTTATT